CGCCGGCCGTCCGAACCCGCGCAAACTGCAGGTGCGCATGGGCCGCGCATAGCGGACAGCTTCGGCCTTAACTTGTCCGCGCGGATGGTGAACCATCCGCGACATGCTGAAGGGACTGCGCACCCGTATCGCCAGGCTGATCGCGCCGGCCGCCCCGGCCCGCGCCGGCATGCGCCTTTACGGCGGCGCGCGCAACACCAAGACCACCGGCTACTTCGGCAGCGCCAGCACCTCGGCCGACGCCGAGCTAAACACCTCGCTGGCCGCGCTGCGCAACCGCAGCCGTCAGATGGTGCGCGACAGCGGCTACGCCAAGCGCGCCAAGGCCGTCACCGTGAACAACGTCATCGGCACCGGCGTGGGCCTGCAGGCCCAGGTGCTGGGCGTGCGCGGCGAGCTGAACAAGCGCGTCAACGACGACATCGAGCAGGCGCACCGCGACTGGTGCCGCGCTGACTCTTGCCACACCGGCGGGCAGCTGCACTTTGCCGACCTGGAGCGCGCCCTGCTGGGCGAGGTGTTCGAGGCCGGCGACGTGTTCGTGCGGCTGCACATGCGCGCCTTCGGCAGCAGCCGCGTGCCGCTGGCGCTCGAGCTGATCGAGGCCGAGCGCATTGCCGACAGCGTGGCCATGCCGGGCCCGGCCGCCACCGGCAACGAGGTGCGCCTGGGCGTGGAGGTGGACCGCTTCCAGCGCCCGGTGGCCTACTTCATCCGCCAGCGCAACACCGGCGACATGCTGCCCGGCACGATGTCCTCGCCCGACAAGGTGGAGCGCGTGCCGGCCGAGCAGATCATGCACCTGAAGCTCACCGAGCGCTGGCCGCAGACGCGCGGCGTGCCGTGGATGCACACCGCCGTGCGCAAGGTGGACGACGTGAACGAGTACAGCCAGCACGAGGTGAGCGCCGCGCGCGCCGGTGCGGCGTACTTTGCCACCATCAAGACGCCCGAAGAGCAGAACCCGCTGCAGGACGCCACCGACGACACCGGCGCGGGCATCATGGACATCCAGTCGCTCACCGTGCAGGAGCTGCGCCCCGGAGAGGAGCTGGACTTTCACGCGCCCAACCGGCCGAACAGCGCCTTCAGCGAGTTCATGCGCGCCATGCTGCGCGAGATCGCGGCCGGCGTGGGCACCAGCTACGAAAGCCTCAGCCGCGACTACAGCCAGAGCAACTACAGCAGCAGCCGCCTGGCGCTGCTGGACGACCGCGACGGCTACAAGGCGCTGCAGCAGTGGTGGGTGCGCTCGTTCCGCGAGCCGCTGTACCGCATCTGGCTGCAGCAGGCCGTGTTCGCGCGCGCCGTGGCGTCGGTGCCCATCGACGCCTATGCCGTGGACCCGCGCCGCTACGAGGCGGTGATGTTCAAGCTGCGCGGCTGGAGCTGGGTGGACCCGACCAAGGAAGTCAACGCCTACAAGGAAGCCGTCAAGGCCGGCTTCACCACCATCACCGACGTGGTGGCGCAGACCGCCGGCGGCATGGACATCGAGGATGTGATCGCCACGCGCCAGCGCGAGCTGGAAATGCTCGAGGCGGCCGGCATCGACGTGGACACCACCGTCGAGGAGCCTGTGGAGCCGGTGGAGCAGCCCGCTGCGCAGGCCGAGCCTGAAGACGACGAGGAAGACGACGCCCCGGCGCGGCGCGTCGCCTCCATTCTGCAAAGGAAAACCGCATGAGCGACGAGATCAAGCTCGGCCGCATGGCGCGCGACCTGACGCCGCAGGACATCGAAATCAGGCAATCGCCCGACGACAAGACCGTGCGATTGTCGTTTTCCGCTTCGAGCGAGGCGCCCGTCGAGCGGCACTTCGGCACCGAGGTGCTGAGCCACGAACCCGGTGCTATCCGCATGGAGCGCATCGCACAAGGCGCGGCACCTCTGCTGTTCAATCACGACTGGAACGATCCTATCGGCATGGTCGATGGCGCTCGGGTGCGCGATGGCCGGCTGATGGTGGACGCGCACCTGTTCGACACCGCGCGAGCCGCAGAAGTGCATGCGATGGTGCGCGGCGGACTGCGCAATATCTCCATCGGATACGAAATCGAGGAAATGACCGAGGGCAAGCGCGGCACCTTTACCGCTACCAGGTGGGTTCCGCTGGAGTGCTCCGTCGTGTCAGTCCCCGCCGATGCGTCTATCGGCATCGGCCGCCAGGCCGAAGACCAAGCCAAGCCGGTGCGCGTCGTGCGCGCCGTTTCCGAACCCGCGGCGCGAGCCGCTTCACCTGGAGTGCCAACCATGGCCGAAAACCAAGCCGCCGCGGGTCAAGCCGTGGCCAACCCGCAGATCGTCGTCACCGAGGACTACACCAGCCGCCAGTCGGCAATGGAGATCGAGAACACTCGCATGACGGCAATTCGCAATCTGGCAAAAGCCAACAACATCGACTCTCGCATCGAGGCGGAATGGATCCGCAGCGGCGCGCAGATGGATGTCGTGGCCCGCGAGATCCTGGACATCCAGGTGCAGCGCCAGGAGACGCAGAAGACCTACGCCAGCGCGGCGGGCTTGAGCAAGCGCGAAACGCAGCAATACAGCCTCTTCAAGGTCATGCGCGCCATCAAGTACGGCCACATGAACCCGGAGATCCGCAGCCAGGCGGCCTTCGAGCTGGAGTGCTCGCGCGAAGTTGCCAAGAAGATGAATCTGACCGACACCGGCAGCTTCTACGTGCCGGTCGAGATCCTGCAGCGGCCTGCCGAGGATCGGGAGCTGCACCAGCGCACGATGGCGACGACTCCGGGATCCAAGGGCGGCTACATGGTGGATGTCACCAACATGGGCTTCATCGACATCCTGCGCGCGCGCTCGATGTGCGCTGCCATGGGGGCAACGTCGCTTCCTGGGCTTGTGGGGAATGTGTCGTTCGTGAGGCAGACCGCATCGCCTGCAGTGACCTGGCAGGCGGGTGAAGCTGCGGCAGTCACGGCGGCCGACCAGACCCTCGGCCAACTGTCGATGACGCCAAAGACCGCCATTGTCATCACGGATGTGACCGAGCAGCTGCTGCGCCAGTCGTCGCCCGCCGCCGAGGCATTTGTCATGGGGGACCTGGCGCGCACGCTGGCCACCGAAGTGGACAACAAGGCCATCAACGGCGTAGGCGGTGCGCAGCCGCTGGGCATCAAGAACACGACCGGCATCACTTCGGGCCAGGACGCGGCCAGCGTTACCTGGGACAAGGTGCGGGCGTTCTGGGCAGCCGCGGCCGGTGCCAACGCGGTGCTCGGCCGGCCTGGCTGGGTGACCAACGCCGCCGGCGCGTCGCTGCTGAGCGGCAAGCAGCGCTTCAGCAGCACCGACACGCCGATCTGGGAAGGCAACCCCAACGACGGCACCATCTGGGGCATGCGCGCCATGTCGTCTGAGCAACTGGCATCGGGGAACCTGATCTTTGGGTCCTGGGAACATTTGTTGATCGGTGAATGGGGGGTCCTCGAGCTGGCCCAAGACAACGGTGGAACCCGATTCAACAACGCCACTGTCGGCATCCGCGCCATGTGGATGGTGGACACGCTGCTGCGCTACCCGCAGGCCTTCGTCGTTTCCACCAACCTGTCGTGATGAAAGTCCGAGCGATTCGCGGCGTCTGCACTGGCCCGGAGCGGCATCTTGCCGCCGGGCAGGTGGCTGATCTCGAGCCGCAGCTGGCCAACTATCTACGCAACATCGGCGCCGTCGAACCTGTGCCCGAAGCTGCGGAGGAAATCCCGCAACCCGTCGCGCCGCAGCCGGCGCGCAAGGAGAAGTGAATGTTGATGAATCAAGCGTCTGCAGCAACCTCAAAAGCGCTGCTTCGTCCCGTGTCTGCCGCCAACACCGCCGCCGCCACCAGCGGCTCTGGCATGTGGCTCGACGTTCGCCCGTATGACGGCGAGATCATGGTGACGCTGGAGCTGGGCGCCGTCACGGGCACCATCGCCGGCAAGCTGCAATCTGCCACCGATGCCAACGGCAGCAGCGCCGCAGACATCACCGGGGCCACGTTCGGCACCACCGGCGCCAACACCACGACCAAGATCACCGTCGATCCCAAGCAAGTGGTGGGCGGCTTCCTGGGCTTCGTCGGCACCATCGTCACCGGCCCTTCGCTGGTCTGCGTCACCGCATCCGGCAAGACCAAGATCGTGTGATGTTCACCGAAGACCTGTCCCCCTTCTTCAACGCCGCCGAGCTGGCCACCACGGCCACGCTCGACGGCGTGGTGGTGACGGGCATCTTCGACAACGCCTACACCGAAGCCTTCGGCATGGCCAGCCGTCAGCCCATGTTCGCGCTGCCCACCAGCAGCGCGGCCGCGGCCACGCAGGCCTCGCTGCTGCTGGTGGAAAGCAACCTCTACCGCG